GACATTCATGATGTTCGCCGTTTTTCGTGGGTGAGTGATTAACTGTATGCATATACAGTTAACTCTTTGCCCTTACCGTGGTCAATCGTAGAGACGGGCATTTTCGACGAGTGACATTACGGGTGACATCATGTGCGGACGCTACTCGATCTATGAATCCATGGACCATTATCTAAAAGAGCTTGCGCCAGAGCAGCTNNCAAGGATCCTGATGACCCCAAGAAAAAGCAGCCCTACTTCATACGACTCAAAAGCCAAAGGCCGATGTTTTTCGCAGCGCTCGCGCAAGTTCATGCCGGGCTGGAGCTCCACGAAGGCGACGGATTCGTGATTATTACTGCGGCCAGCGATCAGGGAATGGTCGACATACACGACCGGAGGCCATTGGTCCTCAGTCCCGAACTGGCTCGCGAGTGGACAGACCCGTCAACTGACCCATCGCGCGCCGCCGAGATAGCTCGGGAATGCTGTACGCCAGTCGATGAGTTCGAGTGGTATACGGTTGGCAAGGCCGTGGGTAACGTCCGGAACCAAGGCGCGGAACTGATAGAGGAAGTCGAATAGATTCATACGCCCAGGGCAGCCCGGGCATTCAAACCTTGCGTATCCCAAACTGCGCGGCCTTGACCGTCGAGTTCTGCGGCACGCCTGCAGCCAGGTACAGGCCCATGCGTGACGTGATCACGGTTTCACTCAGGTCAATCGTGCCGCGCTGCGTTTCCAGCGACCCGGAAAAGCTGGCCGGCATGGTGAACGGCTCTTGGTACTTGTCCATTGACCTATAGTAAAACGTGGACGACGCGCCGTTGACCGTCTTGGTGATGGTCAACTCAGCCTCCCAGGCCAGGATGCCGCGCGACGACCCCATGATTTCCGCCGCCGACACCATTTCGATAACGTCGCCAGCCGCCAGGTTGGTCTGTACCACGTTGGCCGTGGGTTGCATGTAGATGTAGCCGCCCGCCGCCATGTTGCCACGCAGCTCGATGCATTGGGCCTCACCATAGGCGGCGGGTTCCTTGTACCACCGCGTCGTGATCCCGGTCAGGCCAGAGCCAACGGCTTTGTAGCCGTCCGCCAGCACCGACCCGGCCACAGCGTTCACGCCCGCCGGTAGCGTGCCGGTAGCTCCCAACAGCAGAGGATTGGCATTGAGGCAACCATAGGGACGGATGGCCGAGTAAACGTCGCCAGCATCCGTGGGCAGCGGGATGCCGGGGAATTCGAAGTTGGCGGTGATGATCGGTACCACACGCGAACTGATGAACTCGGCACCCAGGAGATTAGGGTGCAGGCCTTCAACGGTCATTGCCTCGGTGAAGCCGTCCCAAATGTTCACGACCGGCACGAACTGGCTGACATAGTTCAACACCCAGTCTTTGTAGGCGATGGCATCGGCCAGCGCCTGTCCGGTCAGCGCCCTGCCGCCGAAGCGCGGCGTACCCGTGCCGACGATCAGGTACTTGCCCGGCGTGTTCAGGAACGCGGTAACGATCTTCATCACGTTGGCTTTCGTGTCGGCCAGGCTCATACCTGTCGTGGTGCTGTCGTTGGTCCGCGACAGCAGCAGCCACAAGTCTGCAGTGGACGACGCAATGCAGGCCGGAAGTCTGGCCAGAAACTGCCCGGTGTGGTCGCCGAGCTTGCCCTGGTTGTCGAGGTAGCTTGGAAACAGGCCAGTGCGCGCCGCGATCCAGGCCGCGAAGCCATACGCCTCGGTGCCGAACGCCGTCGCCGCGATGGTGTGGCAGTTGCCCGAGAAGCTATCGCCGAGCAGGCCCAGGCCACGCCGAATCGGTTGGCGGCGTTGGACCGGGTTGACCAGAAGGCTCATCGAGTCACCTCGAAGACAGCGCCACCATTGGGTGTAATGCGCGTCGAAGAATTGCCGAGCTGCAGCAGGTAGCCGCCATCTTTGGTGAAGGTGTCAGTCACCACCCAGCTACCGCCGGCCTGCTTTTCGACAGTCACGCTGCCGCCGTTCGCCTTGACGATCAGCATCGTCTGGCCCATGTATTTTTGAATCAGCTGGGTATTTGCCATTTTATTGTTCCGTTACTCGGAGGTAATCAGGGGCTTTGGGAGCGCATCAACAAAGCGGTTACACGCGAGGCCGGCTATTCGGGATTGGTCATAAGCCTTTGCCAGCTCTCCCGCTCGCGCGTCAGTCCGGCCGAGCAGGTCGGAGAGCACCATGGCGGCGCGGGTGGCTGCCTTGCCTCGTTTGGCAGCGCCGGTATCGCCGGGGGCGCAACTGGCGGTGGCAGCAAGCTTTCCGGCTTCGACGCGCAGCCGGTTGCCAGCAGCGTCAGCGACAGCAGCATCAGTAAGCGCAGCGGTCTGCTCTTGTCTTGCATCGTTCGCCACCTGGTTGGCCGCTTTCTGGCGGCGTTGCTCTTCGGTTCGGTACTCGGAGGTTGTGGTGGCCACCGCATTGGATTGGGCGCTGATCTGCTCGGCCCACTTCGCCTTCCAGGCCAGATCGGTGACGGTCACGCCGTGCAGGTATGCCCCGTACAACGCACCGGCCAGCGCCAGCAGCATCAGCAGCAGGCCGACTGCCTTCCACGGCAAGGCCTTCACGCCAGCACCTCAAGCGCTCGGGCGTACAGCGCCTGACGGTCAGCCAGGCCATTGGTGCCGCCGTTGATGCGTTTGGTGATGGCCAGGAAGTCGCCCTTGTCGGCCAGCGTGTTGAGTGCAGCCCGGTGCCAGAACCAAGCCGCCGACATTGCGGCGTACTGAGGCAGCTCGAGCAGTTCGGGATGGCTGATCAGGTCCAGCCCCAGCGCTTCGCCGCAAGCCTCGTAGTTCGCCCTCCCGGTCACCTGAATCAGGCCCCTCCCACGGTAGAGCTGGCCGTCGCCGTCCGCTTCTGGCGTGTTGCCCAGGCGTTCAGCCAGCTTGCCGGTGTCATACTTCGACAGGTACGCGCTGCCGCCCAGTTCGCGCACGTAACGCAGTTGGCCGGACTCATGACCGACCTGGGCGATGAAAGCTGCGATGCGCAGCGGCGTCACGATCTGGTACTTGCTCATCGCTGTGTTGAGGACGGGTGCAAAAACGCCGGCTTTCTGGCCGGCGTTCGGGAGGATCAGCAGCAACTGCTGTGTGGTGATGGGCATTTTTGCCGGTCTCCGATATAGAAAATTAGTAGAACCTTGATTGGATAACGCTTAGGGTGTACCCAGATGCTTTTAAATTATTGATAAAGTAATTTTTTTGCGCCTCAGAAGTTATCGACTAATATCTGCTACTAATAGCAGATGCAGTCAAAACACCTTTAATTCCAACGCTATAAAATAAGGATATGTATTAATGATAAAAACCTCGCTAGGCGAATATACCGTACATCTTAACGGAAGCGAAAACGGCTACCTAAAAACAGTTTACCTAGGTAATAAACAGGCTGGATTCCATTTAATCAACAACCCTCTATCCAGGCAACTTTGCGCACTACAATCCATGTGCCATGAACTGACTGAGCTATATGAGGATCTGCTATATACGTATACAGAATGGATGAATTCTAAAAAAGAATCACACCCCTACGTGAACGCTTATGAACGGACGAAGCCATTACATAGGCTTTTGCGAAACCTCTACATTTCTGCTTTGATCGGATATGCGAAATGCTTTACCAGATCCGATCAAGGCAGAAAATACAGACTGCAAGAAAAGCAGATAAAAAAGCACTATTCCAAGGAAGAGTTAACAACTCACCGAGATATACTGAGACTGCGAAATGCTTGGGTTGCTCATGGGGGAGCTAGCGAGAACGAAGACGCTCACGTGTTACTGATACAGAACCCTGAAAACAATCACCTCTTCTTGACTGTAGGTGTAAACATCAAACATCTTCCTGATTCAGCATCATTGGAGAAAATAAAGGACGCGACACTAAAGCTACTTCAACTCTGCATAATGTTAAGAAATGAAAAGTACGAAGAGCTAGATAAGATGATTGAAGCCCAGCCCGCAGTTCTTATCAAAGGTGACTTGCAGTATGAACTGCATGTAAACTCGGTTCCAACAGGCGATTAAAGTAGCCAATCCTTGAGTCAATTCCCGGTCTGGGCTGGCTGAATAGATGATTTGAGTTCGACCAGCTCGGCGCGTAGCGCTATTGATTCAGCGTGCAGTTCTTTGACAGCGCCCATTAGATCGGTGATCAAGGCCATCGGATCGAGCTGCTGGATACGTGCGTTGCCGCTCTCGTCAGTCCCATCCTTCACACCCGAAACGGCCAGCGGGTTTACCTCTTGGGCCTCATGGGCAATCAGGCCCTGGTAGGTGGTGCCATCGCCGCTAAAGACCGCGCCGAATATCTTGCGCTGGTAGGTGACGATTCTGTAAGCGTCGATGCGATCAAGGTACGACGGCACTTTCGCGTTGGCGATGTACTTCTTGAACCGGTAGTCAGACCCGAACAGCGTCATGGTCCCGACGTAGGTGTTGTCGATCCAGACGTCGACGTTAGAGCCGGTCCAGTTGTAGTTGTAAACAGTGCCACCGCGACCGGCGCTCAGGCCTGCTCTGCACCAGGTGCCCGCCGACTCAAGTCGCCCTGTGATCTGCATCGCACCCTGTAGTGTCAGCACGCCCCCTGCTTGGTTGATCAGCCTGACGTCATAGTCTGCTGCAGTGTTGTTGTAATGAAAGTCGATATAGGGAGCGTTGTTGCTGAGTTCCAAGCCCGCAAACGTGGGAGCAGAGGCAGGGCCGATACCTAACGAATTACGCGCTGTAGTCTGGCTGTTGCCTCCTGTGCCGCCTGATGCGATCCCAATCGGGGCAGCAGTCACAGAAAGCGACGACACCGTAAGCAGCCCTTCGTAGCTGTACGTCATTGCTGGCCCGGTGGCTGTATTGCCAGCATTCACTGACCGCCAGGTGAACCCGCCAGCACCGCCGCCACGGTTTACAACGAAGTGACCTTCACCCTGCGAGCCCGAGTTCCAGCCCATGTACATGCCTTGCACGTTGTAAAGCGCGCTGGCCTGCTGCACCCCAACCTCTGAGAACAGCGCCCTTCCGTCAGTGCGACCTGTTCCTCCTTTCGCCAGTGGCAGCATGTCGTAGTTGCCGGTGGTGCCCAGAGCTGCCAGTGCATTACCCCAGCGCTGGTTTACCGTATTGAACGCATCTGTCAGCGCCTTGGGGTAGCCCTGAACTGGTTCAATGGAATAAGCAGCACCGCTGACAGTCGCGCCCGCGTATGCGGGGAGAATCGCCAACACAGTTTCACTGACAATGTTGGTGACCTCGTAACGACGACCATCCGGACCATTGAATGCATCACCGAGCCGCGAGGTGGATGCGAAGTTGGTGCCGGTACCGGTTACAGTCGTGGAATTTTGGGTGACGGCAATTGTGCCGTTTCTCGACCAAGGCATAGAGCTTCCTTAAAATTCAGTTGTAAGGGAATGGCAGGTTCGCTGTCGGAACGACAAGCGCCTGTGGGTATCGATCCAAAGGAAGATTGGCCAGGGAGCCAGGTAAGCTGTACTGGTTACCCGACAAGTCGATGCTGGATGTAGCGCCTGCTGGTGCAAACATGAAGCTGATACCGCCGTTGCGCCCATAAGCTCCTTCGGAGAAGCCAATGACTTTGGCGTTTACGCCCGTAAGTGATCCATCGATATAGCCTGCAGCACCACGTGACCAAGGCAAGCAAACGGCATATTCGACCCCTTGACCAAGCGGTACATCAACGACGAAGTGACTCTGGAAATCGACAGAAGCGGTCTGGGTCCGGATGGCCTGCCAGCTCCCACCTGCGTAAGGTAGAGGCCTACGGCTCCACGCGTCCGCTGCGCCTGGCGCGGGGGCCTGAACTGTTGCAACCACGTTCAATGGGGGCTGGAGGGAATTGAAAGTGCATACCCCCTGATCGGTGTATGTCTTCAGATATGGCGATCCAGGAATATTGTCGGCCATCAGATCAAACACATAGGCCTTGGTTGCAGTACTTGCTGCGCTGAAGTGGAACGTCATAGCGGAGCCGCTGATCGACGTCCCTTGCAGGCACCCTTTGCCAACGAGAAACACAATCGGTGATCGAGGACTGTTTACGGTTGTCGTGAACATCTGGTCGCCTGTTCGCGTGCTGTCGATGTAACTACCGCCCTGATCAGGATCGTTTGTAACCGACCGCAACACCTTTCTCTGCCAAACTTCTCCGGCGACCAGATAGCCACTCTTGACCAGTCCGTAACATATTCTGGAAGTATCGAACAACAATTCACCGGTATCTTTATTTACCACCAACGAAGTCATCAGTAATACCCGTAATAAATTCGACAGTTCGCCGAGAAGTAACCCCAACCGTTGGTGTTGTAGGAATAAGCCCAAGACAGCGAAGTGCCAGACAGCGTAATGCCCGGCCTCTTCCCTTTTTCGCGCTGGAGATCCACCAGCGGGACGGGAATAAAGTAGGCTGTTTTCCCAGGAGGCGGCGCTGGAATCGTCACTGCCCCATTCACGCCGTTTGTATCGACACTACCCATTGTCTGACTGAGCTTCATGGTCATGTCGACCAGCACTCTTTCATCAGCGGTTTTTAGCGTTATCCCCGTCATGTCAAAGACTCAAATCGATGCCAAGAACACCGTTGGCGTGATACATCTTGATGGACGAGTTGCTGATGGTTGACCTACGCCCATCGGCCATACTCCCGTTAAGCTGCCACGGACCGGTCTTTGGAAGAAGCCAGCCGCTGACGTTCGCCACGTAGTCAGAGGACTGAAGGTTGCCAACTTTCAGCCAGCTGATTGAGCCGTCCTCGATAAACGCCGAACGGATGAATGTCTGCCCGCCAGTGATGCCGAAAAACGACTGCGGCGATTGCGAGCTGGTATTCATCACCAAGAAGGTGTCGGCCCTCACCACGAACTGCGAGGTCGTACCAGCCGCCCCGCTCTCAAGCCCAAGACCGAACCCGGCCGCGTACGGGATGTTGTTTTGCGTGAGCTCCATTCTCACCGACCAGATTCCGGCCAGCTTGCTGTTGGTGGTGGCCAGCGCGCTGGTTGTCTGTTGAACCGCAACTGTCGCGTCGTTTGCCTTGGCCTGCGCCGTCTCAATCCGGGTAGACAGCGCACCGTCAGCATTAGACCTCGTGGCCGCTTCGGACTGAATGGCCGACTGAACCGTCGTCTGGTTTGTGGTTACCGTGGCCGTCAGGTTGGTGATCTGCTGCGCAGTCGCCTCCCTGTCCGTGGCTTGGGCTGTTTCAACGATGCTGATCTTTGCGTCGTTGCCCGCCACCCTTGCATCAAGCAAGGTAGTGCGCTGAGCCTGCGCAAAGTCATTTTCTGTCCGTACCCTCACCTCCTGCGCGTAGTTGGCTGTTTCTTCCCAAGCTTTCAGGGCCGCGGCCATTTCACCCTCGACGTTGTCGTCTCTAGTCGACGCCTGCAGAGCATTCAGTTGAGTGGCGGTCGCCGTGGTCTTGCCGTCGATCGTCGCGATGTTGGCTGTATTCTTGGAGACCTGATCAGCCTGGGCATTAGCCGACCGGATCGACTGCCCCGTATTGACCCAGTACGTCGGGTTCGGCGGACCATTCGATCCGTTGGCCGCCGCTGGCACTGCCGATATGGCCGTCCATAGGTTGTCACCCACGCGCACAGTGTTGTCGCGCACATAGGCATCGGTCGGCACGTAGACCAGCGCGTCGGTGATTTCTCCGATATTGGCTTTGAGCTCTTCCAGGCGCTCGTTCACCGAGCCAGGTCCGTCGCCGTCGATGAGGTCGAGCCTGCCAAGCAGGTGTTCACCGAACTGGCTTTCGGTCAGCTGCTTGTCCAGCAGACCCAGAACAGGTCCTGCGTCACTGCTGGTCTGCCCCATCACGCCAACGCCGGTCGGGTACCACGGCCCGATATTCCCTGTCCGATCCACCAGTCGCGCCCAGAAGAAGAACGTCACGCCTGCTTTCAAGTGCTGCATGACGTGTTCAGACTGCGGATAGGCCAGGTCGCTGAGTTTCGTGGCCTTGGCCAGGTCGGTCGTCGGCCCGTACCAGATTTCCGTGCGCTGCGTATCCTCTGCACCAGGTGGGAAAGTCCACTTGAGCGCGATCCCGAATATCAGCGAAGTGGCGGTCAGTGAGGTTACAGCAGGCGGCAGGCCCTCTTTACCCTTGAGCTGGGTCAGCATCGAATTCCGCCAGCTCGACGAGATGTCATAGGCGCTGATGGCGCGCACGCGGGCGAGATAGGCACCGGCATAGATGCCAGTGATGTCGACGCTGGTGGAGCCGGTGCGCTGTACCTTGATCCAGTTGCCGCTGTCCTTGCGCCACTCGACGTCATAAGCCACGGCGCCGGCCACGGCAGGCCAGCTGATGGTCATTGTTGTAACGGCAAGTCCTTGCGCGATCGCCGTCGTTGAGGCCAGGGAAACACTGGCAGGCGATGGAACAACGGTGATCGGAATGACGCTGATCGGACGCTCTTCCAGACGTGCACCGGTGTCGATGTAGGCAAACTTGCTCGGCTCGTACTGAAGAGCGGTAATTGCGTACTCGCCTTCCGCACTGCGCTTCACGCTCAGCACCCGGTACAGAGGGATAGCCAAGTCGTCGGCGTCCAGCGCCCACTGCAACTGTGTGGTAGGCGTCTCGCTGTAAGCGACGGTGACGGTAATCGCCCGACCCGCCACGGACTGCACGGTCCGGCCTTCAGCCTGCCCGCTGGGCAGGTTGACGATCAAGCGGTCACCAGCCTTTGCCAGGGTGTCGCGATCGAGCGTTACTACTTTTCCAGCAGCACCAGCAATACGTCCGCCGACCTCCCGGCCGGCAAGAAGCGAGTCAGCGACTGGGATGATGTATCCCGGCAGCGGAATCGCGCCCTCCATGCCGGTACTGAAGCTGACGGTGCGATCTTGATTGTTGCTCATCACGACCCACTTACCCCGCCGCTGCCCCTCAGAAGCGCGGGTGCAGCCTATGGCAGTCAGCTCAGTCGGCCTGTCACCGAAGCGGCGCTGCAGCACAGGGTCGGCGAACGGGATGACGTCGGTGTCGTAGTTGTTGTCCGGGTTGTCGTAACCAACGATTGCCCGGGTGTAGCGCGTCTTCGCCGAGGCGCTGCCATAGGTGAACTTACCGCCGATGACGTTGGCGCGAGTGAAAACGTAATCGAAGTCCTGGGCACGAGGCATATCGGCTTGCGCAACCAGCTGGCCCTGAGCCCAGTAGGTCATGCCTCGATAAATTCCAGAGATATCGCGCAGCAGCGACCAGGCATTGGCCTTGCCCTGCAGGTTCATATCGCAGAGGAAGCGAGGCTCTACGCCGCCGACTCCGTTCGGGACATCCTGATCGCAGTATTGCGCGATGCGATACAGCTCCCATTTGTCGACCATCCACGGCTTGATGCGCTTGCCCAGGCCAAACCGGTCTTGAATGCATATGCCGTATGTAACCCACGCAGGATTATTGGTCCACGCCTCTTTCATGGAACCGTCCCACACCCCCGAATAGGTACGGGTGAACGGGTCGTAATTGCTCGGCACCGGCCATTTACGCGCCTTGCACTTGACCGTAACGGCCGGAATGTTGGTGAACTGCTCAGCATCAAACTCGATGTAGAGCAGCGCCGTATTCGGGTAGCGCAGCTTTGCGTCGATGACTTCTGTGAGCCCGGCCACCAACATGGTGTCAGCGATCTTGTTAGTGTTCTGGTTGGCGGTCAGGCGGCGGACGCGGATCTGCCAGCCAGATGTCGCGGTGGGCAAATCGATGCGGCGCGATCGCTCGTAGCGCGTGGTGGTTTTGCCGTCCACGGCCTCCAGTAGTGCCTCCTTGTAGCTGCCGCCGTCAGTGGCCACGTCGATGGCGTATTCAATGCGGTAGCCGCCTACACCACTGTCGTCTTGCTTCTGGAGCGCGGGCCACGCCAAGCGCACACGCACGGCAGACAGCTGCGTGTTGGTGATCGAGCGCACCCACGGAGCGTCGTTGCGCAGCTCGACGTTGACTGTCGTCTCGTTGTCGATCGACGGAATGCCAGGAATGTACGGCTGATCAACTGAACCGGTTCGCCACTCCCACTTTACGTTTTGGAAATTGACGTTGCCGCTTGCATCGTTGATCGGCGTGTTGTCGAGGTAGATGTCGGCAGCCGTAGGCGTGCCTTCAAACTCGCCCTCACCTACGGCGATGAGCAGCTTTGCCAGGTTGGTAGAGCGCAGGCTATCGGAAGCCTCGGTAGGCGACTTCGGACTGCTGCTGCCGCCTTTTTCACCGTGGATATCGATCTTCAGTGCTGCGCCCATGCTTTTCTCCAGGCATAAAAAAACCGCCTCTCGGGCGGCGTGGTCTTGCGGATGTAGTTACGTTTTATCCTCGGCGTAGATCGATGCCGAGATGATCGCCCCGCCCCAGCGCCGCTCACCGATGCAGATCGGGACCGGGTTGCCGCTGGCTGTGGTGTTCTTGGCGCTACCGAACGCGTAGGACGGCTGGTTTTCTGGCGCTGCGCTCTGCTTGATGCCTGCCGCTTGCGGGCTGAGCATCTGGATCACGCCGCCAGCCAGCAAGGCAAATCCCACAGGGGCCGTGGGCGCTCCAAAATAGCTTGCTGCAATCAGGACAACGCCAAGGACAGTCTGTATCAGGCCTCCCCGCTTGCTGCCCTGCAGCACCGGCACAACCCTGACCTCGCGAGAACCTCCGAGTCCGAAGCCTTCCTCGCCGACGTTCTTGCCGTTGCGGAATATCGCGAAGCGCATGCCGAGTCGATCAAGTCGCCGGATCTCGTCAGCGAAGCCTTCCAGTGTCGCCTTCAGGGCTTTGAACACCTCCCAGGTCTGGCCGGAATCGATCTGCCTGCGGTGCACCCTGCCGAACTTGCGCGCCAGCGATCCCGACAGCTTGATCGTGGTCATCGGTGAGTAATGAATGGCTGCCATGTGTTTCTCCGGACATTAAAAAACCGCCCGAAGGCGGCTTCATGTTCACAGTTCAAAAACCGTTTCAGTCAAGGATTCGAACCGTATTTGGATCGGTAATCACTTTCGAATTTTTTACATACAGCCGCGATTACCTCTACCTGGTCTGGATTGCTGGACTGCTTGGCCTGCTCTTCTCTGCAAAGCTCAATCGCAGTCTTTGCCCGCCTCTTCTCCATCATTTCCGGATCATTTTTGATAATGGTTCCCCATATGAGCATCGCCGCTAGGGCAAGCAACAGTCCGAGAATAATTTTCCAGATCATTTGAGACTCCATTTCAGATGGTCCAATCTACCACCACGAGCGGGCGGGAAAAAGAAACGGAGTGCCAGATGTCAACAAAAGAGCCAGCACCAGAGAGCGACAAAGACTGTGCCTTTTCGTCGGCTACAGTCTGCTTCGTTCCCAGGGCTTTTGCTGCAAACACGCTTGCGAACCTAGGCCTGGTGGGTACCCTCTGCAAATACGGCGACAAAGAGTTTCGGCGAATCACGAAGCTAAAGTGCGACCTATATTTCCCCGCAGGAACGTTTGTAACTCTTGATCAGGGTGGGAACATAGACAGCATTCATACCTGGTCAGACATCGGCCAGCTCGACCTGGCCTTTAATGACTACCTTAATTTCCTGATGGATGTCCGGCGGATATATGAAGGCCAGGGCGCATACAATAAAAAGCTTGAAGCCATAGAGGCCATGACTACCAGCAAGGGCCGCCAAGGAACGTCCTACGGCTACTTCATCTCGAAGCATGGGGGTGCCGAACCGCTTCTCAAAAAGTGCGTTCGGCGTAAGAAATAGACCAGGTAGGCCCTGCCGCATCAGGTAGTTGATTTCGCCTCTTTGTGCCTGAGGATAAGACGCGTTCGATCAAGCCACGGGCCACCGAAAACGATAATCTCCGATGGTCTGCCGTACAGGTGGTGCAGCAGGAAGGGGCCAGGGCCGAACACGCCCCCTTCCTCGCCAATCAACGAAGCGTCAGCGCCGAGATAGATGCCAGCGTGGTTCGGGTGCTTGGTCCGCCCTACCTCCATCACGATCATGTCGCCACGTTGCGGCTGATCGACCTGGACGAAACCAGCGGCCTCGTAGTTGGATTCGTAGAGGCTTTCAGCCTCGGCGCTCTCCCACCAGCCATCCGTACGCTTGAAAGCCTCGAATTCCAGGCCGAACTCGCGCTTGTACCAATCGGCGCATAGCTGCCAGCAGTCCCATGCGCCATGTACGAACGGGCGCTTCAGAAGCGGGGTGGTGCCATTCGGCACGATGGTGCGCAGGTCGCCCTCGGGCCAGCTGAGGATATGCCAGGGCAGTTCCGTCGCTTCGCACATCGCCAAGTCGCGCGGTGAAGGTCGACTGGTCGCATCAGGGTGCGAGTGGACAACTCCGATTACGTTGCCCGCAGCTTCTGCTGCGGCGTAATCCTCGGGGCTGATGCGAAACTCTTCGTTCGGATCGGTCGCGGTATTGGAGCAGGGAAAGTACTGCTGCTTTCGCCCCACGCTCAGGAGCAACCCGCAGCACTCGCGCGGGTACTCAGCCGCCGCATGCGCCTGTACGGCCGCCAGGATATATTTCAGCATGGTCAGCTCCGCGCGATCAGGGATACAGCGGGGAAACCGCCAAAGGGTACTTCGTTGCCAGCCCCGAAGCGCGGCGTGCATCCGCGCGTCAGCGTGGCATCGCAGACATCAAGCTCAGGGTTATCGGTGGGCTGCCCGTCCTTGTCGACGTATGGCCCGGTGTAGCCGCAGTTTGGCCCGCGATATCCACCAGTGAGGCACCAGTGACAAAGCGTGGTCATCTGCCGGCCAATCGATTCGCCGCCGACATCGCCCGGGCTGGCCAGCTCCCAGCTGACCGTTTCACCGTCCTCATTGGTTTTCTGATCGAGATACCAGACTTCGATAGATTCCTGAGTAGGATCAGCGTCGGGGTTGCCGCCAGGAAAGTTCTCGGCGTCCAGGTACCTGCCGAGCGTATGGCGCATCGTAAGCTTAAACTCGAGCAAATCCTCGAATGCGAGGCAAAGCGCCGTGATGCGCCCGTTGACGTTGCCCACGGAAAGCGTGGGGCGGACTGCCGTACCGTCGCCATTGGCCTCAATGCCGTCAATCTGCATGGGCCAGGCACCGTACTCGTTGCCTTGCCACCAGATCGACTTCGCAGGTAGCTGGTCAGCGTCAAGTCCGGCGGCTATCAGCTCAGCGGCAGTGTGCGGGATGGCATGACCATGGAAGCGCAAAATGTCCGCGCCGTAATCAGAGCCATCGAGCTCAAACAGCAGCGCTTCGCTGCCCGGCTCAAGCGCCTGGATGTCAGCAATCAACGGCATGAGATGTCCTTAAGGGTGGAAGGCCCGGTCGAACGTGGCCGTCAATTTGAATACGTTGCCACCCATTGGGGTGGGCACTGGATTTTTGCAGGTAAACAGACCCAGCTGGCCGAGCGGCGTGGTCCAGAGGAACGCTTTCGCTCCGGCGTGCTTGTCGAGGAACTCCATGATCTTCAGAACCCTCTCCTTTGTGCCGGTGAATGTGATCGGGTATGAGTCCTCCTTGTTATTCGGCCCGTCGCCGACATCCTGCTTGTAGCCATTGCCGAACTGGGAGGTGCGCACCCGATAAGCGATATCGGGTGCGTCTCCGTGCTGGGTTGGCCAGGTAAAGGTTTCAATCGCCATGACTACCTGCCATTTGTGAGCCTCCAGATAGAGCCGCCAGGCTGCAGAGCTCGCGCAATCGCGGTTTCAGCCTCGGCTTTTGCCGCCTGTTGGATGCCTTTGCCAAGTTGCGTGGAAGCCTCCTGGCTGTTCGCGCCACCAGAATCGCCAGTCGTCTGAACTGATACCGAGACGGGGAAGTTGTAGGTGTTGCTTCCGCTACTGCCGCCACCGCCAAGCGCTCTGACTCCGAGCTGCCCCCCGGCCGTGCGAGTTAGCGGCATGATTGCCTCATCGCCCGCCTCGCCCATGACACCCACACCGCCGCCAGCAATACCGAACGCCGTCGGCTTGCTGACGATGCTGTTGGTGAACGCCGCGCCATTGGCGAACATCTGCACGCCGTTGGACCAAGCGCCGCCTTTGGCTTGGGCAACTCCAGACCAGCCGCTCAGTGCTGCATCGCTATAACCTGCAGCAGTCGAGCCCGCAGATGTGACCGCCGACGCACCGCCGCCGAAATAGCTGGTGGCCGCGCCAAACAGAGTTCCTAGCACGGCTGAACTGGCTTTGCGCGTTTCGATTTTGGCCATGTCGACCAGAATAGATTTGGCGAAGTCAGAGAAAGACCCTTTCCCAGTTATCGCGAAGTTGGTGACCGAATCCTCCATGCTGCTGAAGGCGTTCGTGAACAGGCTTTTGGTCTGTCCGGCGACGTCCCTGGCGGAGTCCAGATAGTTCTGGAAGGCCGATGATGCGCCAGCACTCCAGCTTCCCTGGGCAACAGTCATGTCGTCATAGTTGACCTGAACCGTGTCGCGCAGATCCTGCTGATTTTTGTTGAGTGCAGCCAGCTTCAGGTTGTACTCGTCGAGGCTCATCCCCCGAGAGCCATCACCGTATTGGTTGGCCAGCTCGACCTTCTGCTGGTTAATCCGGTCATCTACGGAGTTATGCTGGTCCGTCAGACCACGCTGGCGATCGCCCATGCCAAGCGTTGCCGCAGAGCGCTGCCCCTGTTGGCGCAGCGTTTTGACCTGCTGCTCCAACGCGGTGGTGTAGGTCGAAACAGCCAGCTCTTGCTTTTTGAGCCTGCCTATTTCACTGGTAGCGAGTACAGACAGTTCGCTGTCGGCTTTTTTCTGCGCCTCCACCATTGAGGTGCGAGCGTCGGCGATCTTCTGATCAAGCTGGATGCGCTGCTCGGCGCTGGTCGATGCCTTTCCCTTAGCGGCTTCCAATGCCGCTATCTCTGCTTCATAAGCCGACGATACATCACCCTTCTGCTGCTCAATGATCGCCGCGCGCTGACTGGCATAGGACTCTGCCGATACCAGCCCAGCTTTCTGCGATGCCTCCAGCTCCTTCTGGATGCCGTCGTAATAACCGGTGATCGACTTCAGCTGATTTTGCGCAGCGTTGAACGCGGTCATGTTCAATGCGGACGCAGGTTTCGCCGGATCCTTGAACTGATCGGCGATGTTGCTCTTTATCTTTGAAACGTTTTCCGGCTTGAGGCGATCGTCTGTCGGGTTGACCTTTCTAATCGCCTCCAGATTTTTCTCATACGCTTTAAGAGCCTCTGACCTCTTCTCGGTGTTAGTCCTGGACGACTTTTCCAGCTCGTCGACCTTCGTCGCAGCAAGCACCGCGGCGCGCTGTGCGCTTTGTTGCTCGCCAGTTTTCTTGGCTCCTTCGGCCTGAACGTCCCGAGCTTTTTCTAACAGCTTAAGCCGATCCTGCAGCACTCTTGTGGATTCGCTACCCTCGAACATGCCGGACAGCCAGCCTGTTTTCCGATCCTCAAGAATCTTTTTGGTGTTGTCGATCTGCTGATCAAGACTTTGAGTACGGCCAACATCCCGCATCGCATCCCAGGCGTTTTTCGCGGTGTCGGTGACGTCTTTCCATGCCTCCTCGAGAGTTCCAAGATTGGCTTTTATCTCGATGCTGCGGCTGTTAAATGCATCTGCATACGCCTTGAATGCTACCTCGGCCGCTGCCTGGGTCTGACCTTGGCGCTCCAGCGCAGCGATCTGCGAATAGGTCGCCGCAGTCAGGTAGTTCAACTGCTCCGTGAACTCCAATGAAGCCTTCAGAGGGTCCTTGGCGAGCTTCTCGAAATTCTTAACGGTCTCCGCAGTCGACTTGCCTGTTGCGTCGTCCATGTTGGCAGCGGCAGTGGCAATCATTTGAAAATACGATGCTGAGATCCGGGTCGACCCAGAAAGCAAGGTAAGGGTCTGCGAAGCTTCGTTCACTGTCCCATTGGCGCTGGAAACCGCCCTCGCCATGTCGCTGAGCTGTCCAGCGGTTGTGCCTGCCGTGTTGCCGGTCATGATCAAGGCAGTGGTATACGCGGTTGCCTCGCTGCTCCCTTGCTTATATGCCACCCCCAATGCGACGAGCGCGGCGGCGGCAGCTGCGGCACCTACGAGGACTGCGCCCATACCAACGCTAAGACCGCCCCCTGCCGCCCTAAGCGCATCAGTTGCCTCCTTAGCGTTCTTGCCGGCGTCAGCTGCCGTGTTCGCCCCCTCCGCAAGGCTTCCGATACCATCGCCCGCAGCCTCAGCACCTTCGGCAGCAGCCTTACCGCCGCTACCAACTGCCTGCAAGGCGTCACCAATCGAACCGATCCCACCGCCTATACCGAGAATGGATTTGATCTTTCCGCCGAGGACATCAATCGTCGGCCCAATACCACCGAACGAGTCTTTGATCTGCATGCCTTGCTGGAGGAAAACCTGCAGCGGATTTTGCCCCCCGATGAGGCTTGTGAAGATATCGCTGAACTGACTGGGCAACTGACGTAACGCAGCCTGAGTCTGTGCAGCTGATACGCCCGCGCTTTTGACGCTTTCACCGAACTCACCAAGCTTCTGACGGGACGCATCAATCCGGGTGGAGTACTCCTTGAATGTATCGGCATCGATGAGCCCTGCGCTCTTGTATTTCTGTAGCTGTGCCTGCTGCTCATCAAGTTTGCCGAGCGCTGTCAGCGTCGGGTTGATTTTACCCAGAAGCGCCTGGAGCCCTTCAGCCTCAACGCCGGTAGCAGCCGCTGCCTTCTTCGTGGATTCAGCAAGTTGGTCGGTCGACCCTACCAAGGCATCAGAATCAGCCTGCAATCGACGCCGAAGCGCTGCCAGGCTGCTGGCAGAAGAGCTTGAAGCGTCCACAGCCGCCGTGTTTCCGGTGACACTGGTTGTAAGGCGCTGGTAGTACTCGCTCGAATCCAGCGAAGCCTTGGCCATCGCTGTGAGGCGAGCGATCGCCTGGTCCGTTGTTTCGTTGAGCTTTCCCTCAGCAGTTGACAGGCCCGATGCTGCTGACGTCGCTTTGTCAAAGCCCGAGGAAACCCCATCAGCAGCCTTCTCTGCCCGGCCGCCAGCGGCAGCCAGCTTGTCCAGATCGGTAGCGGCCTGCGAGGCATCGCCGGAATCGACCTTGATCCCGAGTTCTGCAATGGTGGTCATGAGCGCTCCGTCATTTCGATTCGCTCATCACGAGCAATGCTTCGACTTCCAGCGTGCGGAGGTCGGAAAAGATGCCAGGTAGTTCATGCCGTTTGATGCCCGCCATGTGAGCCGTGGCAGGGATGGCGGCATAGTCGAGACCGGATGCGCCGCCCGGCCCGGTCCGCCACTGAGTGGAGAGCGATTCGAACAGACGGAATGCCTTCCACGAGTCCGGCCAGACCTCGACCTCTTCGACGGGAATGTCAGCCAAGGTCATACCGAAGGCGGCGAGTTCCTGCTCCGACGGCCCCCGCTCATACAGCGCACGGGCCGCCGCCTTCAGTTTCCCAGGCGTGCCGGGTCGTAGGCCGATTGGTACGCATCGATAACTGCCTGGGGCGCACCGACGCAAGTGGTAACCAGCGCGGCTACGGCTTCGTCAGTGAACTTGTCGTCGAAGGACCAGCCAGTCACAACGTCCTTGATCTGCTCGACCTGCAAAGCGATCTCTGAGGCCGTCACTTCCTGCCAGGTGATGCCGTCGTCGATGCGCTTGGCGTTCACATCGGAGCGGGCCGTGTTCCAGCGCTCGAACATCTCGGCAAGCGCCTTACGGTCCATGTACTTGAATTCAAATTCCACCTTCACCGGCGCTTCGCCGATGCGAGGAATCATCACCGGCGCTTTGAACGTCGGGTTTTGAGCGATCTTGATCTTGGCCATGGGTTACGCCACCACTGCGGAGTAACGGGTTGGACGGCCGGCCAGTGACAGGGTCATAACGCGGGTCATGAGGTTGTTTCGGCCCAGCGTCGGCGTCGTGGTGATGGACACATAAGCGTTGTAAACGATGCTGCTACCGCCCGGCAGATTCAAACGAAGCACACGCGTCTGCTTGTCGTCGTCGGCAGCCTCCACCACAGCCACATAGGGAAGGTCTGGATCATCCGCCACGGTAAACGACATGCTGATCGGGTTTTTGGTGGTTGGCATCTGACGATCATCGTCGTCGGCGAGGAAGCCAAAGGTCAGAAACTGCTGGTCACCACCACTGGTGTTTACCTCGGTGATCTGGGGCACCTCGACAAAGCTGGTCACCTTGCGCACTGAGCCGGTGCCTGAACCAGCTGGGTATGGCTGCAGATTGGTGGTGTTGATGTTTTCCAGCGCAAACGTACCGCTCAGGCTTTTGGAGACGCGAGTGGCTCGATCATTCAGGCGAGTCCAGCCCGACGTTACGGCGATGATGTCACCGTCAGCCAGGCCGTGCGCAGCGGCAGTGGCAACAGCCGGATTTGCATTGCTCAGCGCAGTTACCGGGATTGCCGCGCCATATGCGGAGGCGATCTGAAGGGTTGCGCCGTTGGGGAGTCTGAAGCCCATGGTGGTTTTCCTCTGTGCAGAAATGACAAAACCCGCTCAATGGCGGGTTTTGGGTTTGCCCAATGGGCGAATTAGTTGGTGTCGGCGCGGTACTGAAACGAGGCAGAGACTGTCAGCGTGCTGTCACCGGTGATCGGCGGCCCAGGTTCTACCGGCGTGAGCACCAGCACCTCGAACGCGTCTTGCTTGAGCCTGATATAGGCCGGGAACAGAGCGGCAATGTCGTCGACAAGGCCTTCAGCTTCGCCAGTCCCATTGCCTGCTGGAGTGACAACGTTGACCTGAAACACGCCGGTATAGACACGGTGATCGCCCGACAAGGTGTCGGTACCGGTCCCGGCCGGAAGCATGAATGCTGCCAGATACGTCTCGTCTGTCTCTGGTGTGAAACTGACGCCCTGATACGCGATTCTCAGGTTGCGCCCACCCGCCCACAACGTGAGTCTTTGTTCGAACAGTGAGCGGATTATTTTGTGGCTCATACTTGATGATTCCTGATGGCCGCCTCAACGATCTGCTGGAAGCGCGCCACGGTGATTCGAACCATGCCGCCCGGTGCCTGGGTCGAATGCCCAAATTCCAGCGGGATGGCGTACGGCAGGCTGTTGGTGATGTAGGCGACGTCGCCGGCGTGGAATTCCAGCACACCGTTGACGATGCGCGCCGTGGACTTGCTGCCAGTCGGGTCGACCTCTTCTGTAGTCGTGCCATCTGGCGCGCCAATCCCGAACATCCAGTTGCCACGGAACCGGCCACCGACGTAATCCTGGCCAGCTACGAGTCCGTTGACGTTGAAGTTTTGGACACGCTCGGTCTTGGTCAACGGCTTGGCGTATTTCACGCCTCGCTTCAGCTTGCCGGACTTCGTGAAGTTCGACTCTGTCAGGTTGATGACCGTATTTCTCAGGGAAACCTTGAAGTCGTACTCGTCGGCTGCGCGGGTGTTGGCATCACGAAACGCCAGGTTGGCCGCCCATATCTCAGGATTGCCCACTGGAGACATCCGGATGACGCTGCTGCCGATCTCGATGATTATCTCGCGAAGACTGACATCGACCGCTTCCTTCGCCTGCTCGGCAAATTTGGCGAGGTCGAGGGCGAAGCTACCGGACTGACCAGCACCTGCGCGGCTCATGAGCGCACCTGCAGCTCGTAGAGCAGTGGTGTGCCTGCCGGGTTGATCTCTTTCAGCGGTGGAATGATCGACCAGGTGCGACCCTGGACCACCACTTTGCTGAGCAGCGTCGGTGGCTCACTCAAGCCTCGAGCGGCAATCTTCAGCTTCTTGTCGCCTACCTTGATCAAGGTATTGGTCTGGAACTCCTGCCCAGTGAAGTCGAGCAGGATGCCTTGGGCGGTTCGCTCCGTGACCGTATCTGGTGATGTGGTGCCGGTGGACGGGTTATAGCGACCCTTGACCGCATCGCGGATGGCGATTGTCTGGCCGTATTCGGTAATCAGGTCGAGGGCCATCACAGCTATTTCGTCGTAGAATGCCATTTTTCAAATCCAAGGAATGGTAATGACCAATGCGCAAAAGGCCCAACTTCTTAGATACTTTGCTGATGAGTTGGCATTTACACCAGAAGACCCGATAGACGTTCATGCTGAGGCTAGGGCTAAATTGCGCTTAATGCTGCAGATTTGTTTAGAGGGTACCGTTGGTGAGCAGTACAACCTTATGCTTGGGCGGCACCTCCTATCGCCTCGTATTCCCTTCGACCGAGAGGCTTTTGAAAGGCTGATTACGTGCATAGAAACTGGATATTGTGATCAGTCGGCAGGTTTCGAGGAGGTATTGGGCTACCACCGACGCGACATCGGGTTAAGTAACTACTGATTAGGCGCGAACCGCGAACAATCCGCGTCTTTGCAAATAGTCTGCAAACTGCGTAGCGCTCGGACGATCAGGAGCAGCAGGCAGCAATCGCTTACTCGTGTTGCTGATGGTTGCGTACTCACGCTCAACAGCGCCGTCGACCTTTTCCTTCGTGACCGCGCCCCTGCGCTTGTCGACAGGGTCAATATCGTCGGCATGAATCTCTGCGGCCAGAGCCATCTGACCGTACTGAATGCGTGCCGGAAGGTAACGCTCCGGCTTGTTCTCGCCATCCAGGCGAATCTCCCGGCGAGGCCAGGACAGTGCCTGATCGCCGGTGGATTTGCGTCCCTTCCAGGTCATGCCGTCCATCACCAAGGCGGCCCGGCGCAAAACAGCCTCTTGCGCAGCCTCTTCAGCGGGAATGGCCACACCGAATTTCCCGGCATAGATGACCAGTTCAGCGGCAGTGGCGTAGCTTTCAGCATACGGTACGCCCGTGCCGTCCTCGATGATGAGCATGACTTATTCCTTGGTTTCGTTCAGGCGATCTGCTTCGGCCTTGGCCTGAGCTTCATCACCAGCAAAGTCGCTGAATCGTACACCGTCGCGGGTGATGATGATCCACTGGTTGTCCGCTTCCAACTTGGGGATGTAGACCGGTTCTTCCTTGGTGCCATCCTTCTGGGTGCCATTCGACTCAGGCTTGGTTGGGCCTTTGCCCGGCTTTGCAGGTGTTTTTTCAGAGGCCTTAGCCTTGCCTTTCACCGGCGTCTTGCGTGTCTCGATCTCCACTTCAATCTCGACCGCCTTGTAGGCATCGACGATTTCCGGGTAATCGCCAACCACGGTGACCTTGGTCACGCCGCGTTCGACGTTCCGGAACAGATCCGGGTTGCGATAGCGCTTGCTGGGATCGAAGTCGCCGCGCTGGTTGCTGTAAACGAGTTCCATGATGTTCTCCCTGGCGGCCATTTCTGACCGCACCTGTAGGATGGCTTATGCAGCCGGAGTGAGTTCGATCATCACGCCAGCAGTGACCTTGTCGCTGGCAGAGTGCTTGACCCAGTTGGCGGACGAGCCGACAGCAGCGAGCGATGGATTCGCACCGCCGGCGGCTTCCTTCCAGCTGTAACCCAGAACATCGATGTTCACGACGCCTTCAGCGCGGTAGCCGATGCCGAGGTTTTCCTCATCGTTGACTTCATAGGAGCGGAAGCCAGGCGCCTGGGATTCGGTGATGGTCACTGCGCTTGGCAGCAGGCCGAAGATCACGTCAACCGGTGCGGTATCGGTAACCAGTACCGGCTTGCCCAGGGTGCCTGGCAGGCCGCCGTAGATCACGACACCCGCCTCTTCGTACAGCTTGTTGGTGATGGCTTCGTCGACGATGTCGAAGTATGCCGACGAGTGCATGACCCACAGCGCGATACGGCCGAATTTGTCACCGAACTTGCGCATGCCGCGAGTCAGCGTCTTCTTGCCGTCGGTCTCGATGCTGGCCTCAACGACCATTGCAGGGTTGGAGCCGATCGACGCGCGCAGCGCGGCAGTTGCGTACTGCACGAAGCCTTCAAGGGTTGCGTCTGCAACGTCTTGGCCGATGATCTGGGAGAACTCGTCTACCGGGCGACCGCGACGCTTGAACGCCTCTTCGGTCGTCTGATACGGGCCGTACTTCCACGGAGCCTTAACGCCGACTGCCTCACCGGCGCCGATTTTCTTTGCGACGACTTTGGCTTCGGAGTTGACGTCACGGTGATCCAGCGAACCAGCCAGCTTGTAGAAGGCACGCTTGCGGAAGTCACCTTCGATCAGCTCGTTGTCGAGGATGATCGCGCCGTTGGAGGACGCATTGAAGATGTCCAGGTTGTCCTGAACACGTTCCAGGTATGCGGTCTGAGCTTCATCGTTGTAGATGATCAGATCGCTGTTCACAGTTGTTGCCATGGGTGAATCCCCTTACTTGGGCAAATTGAGGTATGCGGTTTGGCCGTGCTTGCGCTGGTAGTCGCGCTTTTGCGTGGCTGTCATTTCGGAGCGCTTCAGTGCAGCCTGGCCGCCACCCCCGCCCGGGGCATTCGTACCCGAGGCCCTTGGCCACAGGTGAGGAGCGCTTTCGCGCAAGGATTCCGCCCATTCGAGCGGGGTCAGAGGGGTCTTGCCGTCTTTACCGAGAATGGTCTGACCAGACTCATCAACGGCGACCGCTTCGCCCTCTTCGTTCAGTGAGAACACGCCTTTGGCGCGCAGGATGATGTCGTCAGTTGCTTCAGGCAGCGCGCCGGCCTTGAGGGCCGCGCCGCGCACCGAGTCGCCCAGGACCTTGCCCTGAAACTTGGCGGCGAATGTTTCAGCCTTCGTCGCGCGCTCGCTGATTGCCTTCAACTGCTTGTCATAGTCGCCGCGCAGACGCTCGGTGCGCTTGTTGAACACCTCGTCCACCCTGCCCTCTGTAAGCAGCTTGGTTTCCTCGTCCTGACCGGCACGGCTCAGCAGGCCTTTGACGGCGTCGATGTCGATGCCCTCAAACTGGGTTTCAAACTGAGTCAGCTTGGTGGAGGTGTCTTTCAACTTCCCCAGCAGCTCGGTATTTTTGGTCTTCAGCCCCGAAACGGATGCTTCAACGGCAGTCGCGATAGCGGCCTTGATTGCCGGGTTTTCCAGGTCGATTTCGTTTTCTTCTGCCACGGTGATGCACCCCTTGGGTATGGTTGGCCCGCCTAACAGGCATGAGAAACCCCCGCCGTTGCGAGGTTTAGAAACAAGGTGAGCTGCTCTACTGCGAGCGTTGATCTAGTTAGAATGCGGCAGATATGCCCAAAACTAATGGAGGAGTGTTCATAGATGAAATTTGAAACTTTTAAACGATATTGCCGTAAGGGCTACGTCAGGGTAGCTGGGCTCATGGCGCTTCTGGCAAGCATCGCAGGGGTTTATGGAGTCATTCATCCCTCAGGTCCTGAGCTGAATCCAGCATTCCTAGGTCGCTGGGAGAGCAAGTATCAATATCCAATTCCTGGAGGGACATTTACCTTCAACGGCGTCACCGAGTACTTCCGGAATGGTAAGTACAACGTTAACGGAACATTTGAATTCTCTGGCGAAGCCGCTGACAGGCCGTTTACTGCGGTTGTTCTCGCACGCGGCGTAGGGACATGGACAGCCACCGACGAATTTCTCACCTTCACACTGAATGGCTTACGCACTGAACCTGGGAGTTACAAGAGCGGCGACATTGAGATGCCGATTCCTTTGCTCGAGAAACTCACCGGCATTTCGCTGCCAGACATGAATAAGCACTATTTACCAGGCAACTCGGATGAGCTGAAAATTTTGTCGCAGGATCAAAAACAGATCGTACTTGAAGGCAAAGACCCTGCTGGAGCGCCATTTCTAGTAGTGAGTAATCGCGTCTCGAGGCTATAGCGAATATCTAGTCGATTTTTGCACGCTCAAACGCTAGTGGTTCCAAAGTCTTCATCTGCTCCAACGTCAGCGGTTTGAAGTTGCGGTCGAGTTGCAGCTCAGAGAAGCGCTCAAGCGTCAGCCCGCCATCGCGGAACAGCTTGGCCCGCGTCGGACCGAGCGCCTGATCCTGAAAAGCTTCCGGTTGCAGCTTCAGCCAGTCGTAGTAGCTCAGATCGGCCGCCACCTGGCCTCCGCCGTTCGGCCCCACCGAGGCACGGGTAGCATCCTTGCTTAGGAACTTGGTCCATTTGGTCACAGGCACGAAGGTCGTCCGGCACCTGATGTGAAACGGTGGACGCGGCCCGGAATCAACTGGAAAGCGGCGCTTATCCATCGACCTGCAGATCTGGGTTGTCTTGTTGTCCAGAGTCGCAACGATCTCAATCTCGGCGACAACATCAGGATTGGCCTTGATCGTCTCCATCCGGGCCTGCGATGCCACATGCTGCACAGCCGTGTGCACGACTGCACTGGCATTGCGCTTGGTCGTTGCCAGTATCCCGTCGCTGTACCCCGCAGCCTTGGTGCCGCGAATCTTGCGGATGACCTGAAAGTTTGTCTGCCCTTCGAAGAATCCCTGCCTGATGGCACCACTGACGCGCTCGCGCTCGGTAGTTGCCCAGTCCTTGATGAATGGCTCCAGCAGCTTGCCGCCGCCGTTGTCGCGCACGCTGAGCGGGTTGTTAAGCACCGCCGAGCGGATAGCGCGTGCTGGCGGGACCACGGCATCAAAGGTGACACCCGCAGGCGCGGACCGGGATAGCACCGTCGCTTCGAACTGAGCCTCGTAGTTGGCCAGGTCGATCAGATCAAGATTCAGCGTCGTGGTATAGCGGTCGAAGATACCGAGCAGAAGGCTGTCGACCTCGTCGAGCAACTGGTTGAGCCGCTTGATGTTGTACTCGCTCAGGTCGGCATTGGTGAGCTGCTCGCGCACCGCCCGATCAATCTCCTTGAGGAAAGGAGCGAATTTCTCGACCTCTCCAGCCTTCAGTTGCTCCAGAAAAACCGAGTGCCGAATCGTGGCATCAAGTACCGCTTGGTTGACGGCCATCGTTTAAGTCCTCGTCATCATCCAGGCCGAGGTTGTCGGTCTGTTCCTGAAGCTCTCCGTCTATCTGCTTGTCGGTTCGCTCCGGTGCGATCAGTCCCAGCTTGCGCAGGTACCCGCGCAGATCGGCCTTGGCAAACCCGCCGCTCTGCCAGAGCTGCACAAGCGCGGTGATCATCTGCGGGTCAGCGCTGAGCTCGACAAACTCTTGATTCACCAGATAAGCCGTCTTGCCGGTGACACCCAGGAACTGAGCGCACCAACCCAGCGCGCGGGTATAGGCCTCGTTGATGTTGGATACGCACATCGCGAGCACCGACGTGGACGCCGACTGGTCACCTCTCGACTCTGTCGCCGTCTTGGCCGTCATCGACGACACAACCATGCGCGCGCCCAGCTCAATCATCATCTGGTTCTTATCGGCCATCGCCTCTTTCACCAGCGTGTTGGGCTGGGGCTGGGCAAAGGCGAAGGTCTCGCCAGCAGGCACAGGGATCGGAGCCCGGGAGCCTACGTAAACGCCTTCTTTGCGGGCCATCTCAAGCCATTGGTCATCCACGCCGCTGATCCACGGTTGAGCCTGGCCACACCAGAACACGCTGTCCTCATAGTCCGCACTGTTGCGGTAATGGCCGAGGTTGATCATCGCGATGTCGTACAGCGGCGACTCGTCAATGCTTGGGTCGTTGTTCTGCGCGCCGATGAACGTGAAAGGGATCTCCTTGATACGTCCGCCCTTCCCCTTTGGCATGTACTCCTCAACCACCTCAAGAGGGCCACCGCCCCGCGGGCCTTTACGACGCCAGACGCGACAGACGTACAGTCCAGCCTCGTCCAGGGCCAGCTCGCGAAACTGCTCAGTGCACTTCAGCCCAAACCCATCTGGCTCTTCATTCATCTCACGCAGGACGACCATGGTCAGGACGTTGTGGCCGTCCACCATACCGGTGCGCCAGTTGATGACGTCTTCAGCCGTGTAAGTGAGGATGACCGAATGCCCACCGATGCCGCTGTCTTCGTGGAAGTCCACGAAAAGACCATGACGGCCGGCTTCCAAGATCTTCTCCAGCGAGCCTTGCGACTGCTGATAGATGCTCACGCCTGCGCCGTTGGCATTGTCCTGCAGGTATTCAAGGTTCTTGGGAACAGTAAGCGTCGGGTCTTTGTGGAACGCCAAGCCAATCAGCCCATTTCGGGTGTGACCGGTGGCGTTCTTGAACACCGCGCGCTCGCGGTACGCGTTGTTGCGCTCGACGTTCTCTTCTGACTTGTCGTGTCGGTTGATGTAAGGCAGCCGGTCAACAACGCGGTGCTGGCCGGCGCAAACGTCCCGCACAGTAAGCCAGCGGTCCAGCGACTCGATGTACTCGGGCCGCTTGAAGGAAACGTCGTTGTTCATCGGGCGTATCCCAAGGTTAGAGAGGTGACCGGTTTTATGATCGGGTACTCGCGGTGGATGAAATAACCGCCGCCATCGTTCGCGTGGTCATTGCCTTGTGATTTGTCAGGTTCACCGTTGGCCGCCCAGACCTGCTGCTCGAGGCCATCGGCATATGTCGGGCAGGTGAAAGGGTTGACCAGGTATCTGCGCTCGCCCTGCGCGTTGCAAAACATCGCGTTCATGGCGTTGATTCGATCCTTCACCGGAGGGTTGGCCGCAGGTGCGATCACTGTGAAGCCTGCCTGCTTGAGCATGGCGATATCCGTGACGCTGGCATTGACTGACTTGCGCGAGTCGCCAGAGGCGTCTGGGTAAACCCTGACTTCGCAGGTCTTGATGTACTTGTCGCCATCGTGGCGCCAGTAGCGTTCCTTGATACGCCGGATCATGTCGGGCGTGTCGTAGCCGTCCATGAGCTCGTCCACGGCCCGGGGCAGGCCCTTGTCCCGCTTCACATGCGTGATCGCTGCCATCTTGCCGACGTTGAAGTCCATGCCGATGAACAGAGGCTCACCAGCCTGCACCGTGTCGAAACACTGGTTCAGCTTGCGGTCGTAGGCGTGATAGATCGACCCAGAAGTCAGGTTGACGAACTGGCCGTTCAGGTACGCCCTGATCAATTGCTCTGGGTACGACTCCATCAGCGATGGGATGTAGTCGTCCGGTAGGTTCAGCTCGTTGTCAAAGGTGCTGGCCTGGATGAGCCCATACATCTCCTTGAGCGCTGGCTTGTCGCGCAGCTGCTTCACGAACTGCAGGAAGACGAACTTGAAGCCTTCCGGTGTCGTGGTGACATCCACGCCGTTCTTCAGCCCGGGCAGGTTGTAACGCATTCGCGCGATGATCTTGCGCCAGGCTTGCTGCGCCTTGATCGAGGTCAGAACGTCCAGCTCATCGACCAGGGCGTGCCCTACCTTGAAACCAACAATGGTCTGCGGCTTCTCCATCGAGCGACAGATCACGGTGCCGCGATACTGCCGACCGCTGTAGATGTGAACTTCATGGTTCGCCTGATTGATCTTTGTCTTCAGCCCCCACTCGTAAGCCACCTCCTCCATCGTTGGATAGAAGATGTCCCGGATCTGCGGATACGTCGGCGCGAAATAACCAGCGTTGACGCCAGGCCACTCCATGAAGTGCTTGCTCAGCGCCGAGCAGCCAACCCAGGTCTTCCCAGAGCCGAAACCGGCCACGAATGCACGAAACTTGTGGGGCAGCAGCAGGAATTTCGATTGCGGGACGTTAAGGCTGGGCATCAGGCTTCCTCGCGTCCACTACATCGACCTGGATGCGAGCCGGAATCGCTGGCTCGTCGCCCGGCTCATCCTTGCGGTGGCGGTTGACGTACATATCGCCGGATTCTTTGGCGGCTTGCTCGAGGACCTGGAGGGCCAGCGCCAGATTGCGCATGCCCTCTGCCTTCTCAACGATCCTACCGAGGGCGCGCAGCCGATAGGCACGGTTGGCGATCGGAATCTCTGCTGTGTCTTCTCGAAAACGCTTGCGTGTGTCATGGAAAAGCGTCACCCACCTGGCCGCAAGGGTTGCCCCGGCGCGCTTGGTTGGGTCGTGCGACTCGCACTGCTGGCGGGATATCTGGATATCGAATTCTTGTTTGACCTGCTCTACGACTTGCGAGGGAGTGTCGAAGCAAGCCAACGCCTGAACGATGAAGCTCTTCACCTCATGCTTCAGGGCTGCCATAGGTTGGATTCCGTCTAATGCCTGTCAAATTTCAGGCCGACTTGAGCAGACAGGTTCCGCAGGCCCTCGATATATTCAATTTACCTACCTCAGCAGGCTTGTTTGCAGCGTCGACCAGCAGCTGGACGTCCGGGCTTGCCCCATAGCGACGAACCACACCGACGAACTCTTCGACGTCGTGGCCCTGCAGCTTGATCTTCGGTGCGCCCTCTTTGGTGAAGGCAGGCTGACCGTATTGGTCAGTCGCTTGCGCCAAGTGGTAAAGCTCATGCTCGACCAGTGCGCAGAAGTCAGCATCGCTACAGGTGGCGCAGTAATCAGCAGCAAGGGTGATGATGAAGTCCGGGATATCGCCGAACCAGTCACGCATCTGCTGCTCCATCCGAGCCTTCTGCCACCCACCTGCTCGGAAGGCGACTTGCTCAGCTTGACCCAGTACTCGGCGGCCCTGCTTCTCGAAACTGGACGATGCCCACATTACCTGGATGTCAGCTTCTATTAGATGAGCATGGTCTTCGTTGTGAATGCTGCCGGTGTCGGCAAGGATCTCGGCTTGGAGCCAATTCCAAACTTCAGGGGCAGGGCCCAGTAGAAGGAATGCAGATTCGAGCATATTCAGCGGGGGCAGAGGTCTCCTCATACACCACCTAATTTCGCGGGATTTTTTCAATGGAGATAAATGCGATACCGACCTTAGAGCAGTTTGCCCTAGGTCGGCTTTTTAGCGGTGTAGATTATTTAACAACAACACAGTAATGTTCGTTTGAGTATAAAGAGTGGATCACGGAAAGCCCTATTTCTTTGACAGCTCCTGAGCTTTCGCTGTCGTGCAGGCTATTTAAATCAGCTAGCTTTTTCCCGCCATCATCAGTAATCACGCCTTCCGCATCAATTCTAATCTCCGCGACCTTAACATGCCCGAGCGTGCCATTTTCGAAACTCACAGCTTTCTCGAAAATGTAACGCACCATTACCCGATCACTTACGATCGCATTGACGGCCACTGCCCTACCGCTTCCAAATAGAGTGGAGATTTCGGCTCCCAAGCCTTCGCCCGCCACAAAGGACACGCCAAGTGCAGCTTTCGTCTGCACTTCAGCGAAGTAGCTCTGCAGGGCCTCTTGCGTCTCGACTGCCCAATCTTGCGCTTTTGTCAAGGACCACTGCGCTCGCATGAGAGCGCTATGCTGTTCTCTTGTCAAACACTTAATCATTCTTACACCTCCGTTTAATTGAGGTGTGATTATGGGTCATGCAAGAAGATCACGCCTTGTCTGTAGCCAGAGTTTCTCGCATATTTTGATCCTACAGCGACCGAGCAAATTTGGTAGCGGTCACTCGCCAACTCTGCAGAGCTTCTCAGGTTGACGAACGACGCCGCCGGTATGCAAAACCCAGACTTGCCCACGCAGCCGCCTGGTGTAGACCTCATCCCGAGCAGGCCGCTTAGCTCTCACGGGGCTGGGGGCGAAGACCACAATGCCGGTGGCGGTATCGCACCAAAGGACATGTTTGATCTCGTTGCCATTTACGAATACGACTCTGCTACCACGTCCGTCACCGGCACTATGGAAGGTGGGATCGGGCATGGTCACTCCGTACCGCAGTGGTTATCAGACGAAGGGGTCGGCGGGCTTGGCAATGGAGCGCACAAACCACATAAAGCCTTGCTGTAGATTGGTCTTGGCCAGAGCCAGGGCGCGAGGGTCAACGCCTTCAATCTGACCGATTTGCTTGAACAGCTCACCGGTATCGGCCTCTAAGGCCTTGATCGAGTTCATGCCGTCGATCTCCGACTGGCTCAGGTCGCGGTATCCGGTAATTTTCTTGTGCTGGTTATCCATGATCTTTCCTCTGTCGTTCGCGCTACGAAATGGCAGTGTCTAAATCTGCGGCGCGTTACGGCGTCTGCCGCTCTACCGCCTCGTTGACCTTGTCTGCTGCCTTGCTCGCTGTCTCTGCCGCCTTGGTGGCCTTGCCGGCTGCATCCTCAACCTTCCCTGCTGCATCGGTCGCTGTCTTGGCAAGCTTGTTCAGGCGCATGTCGCGCTGCACGGTAGCCTCGTCATAACCACGGCGCACTTCGGCGACCTGAGCGCTGTACCAACTGGCAAGCGACCATTGCGACGCACCGAAGCCCAGCGCGAACGACCCAGTTACCAGCAGCGAGGCAATCACCCACACCTCCACCCGACGCCACCAGCGCCGGGCAATAAAATCAATTGCGCATCTTTCCATCAGTTGAGCCCTCCCAACTTGGTACGCAGGCGGGCAATCTCTGCGCTCTGCGATGTGACCTTGTCAGTGAGTTGAGTGATCTGGCTGGTCAGGGCTTCGATCTTCCCTTCCATCCGGCCGACAGCGGCAGCCAGTTCGTTGCGCTCTTTGGCGAACTGGTCAGATCGGGCCTCGGCCTCTTTGCGAGCCAGGCGCTCAGAGTCGAGCAGTTCGTTCAGCCGTCGGACTGTGCCTATATCGGCGTTGTCCATGGCGCGGTCGGTCGCATCCCGGGAGAGGAATTTCCTCAACCAAAGGAAGCCACCCAGCAGGATTGTGCCCGTACCGCCCAGCCAGGTAGCTGTGCC